ACCATCTAAGAAAAATAAGGGATGGAAAGAATTATTTTTTAAAACTGAGTCCTTCCCATGGAGAATGGGTGGGAACAAAAAGAAAAGATAGGAGTATATTATGACTAAATTTAATAAAGGTGCTCAGACTAATCCTAATTACAAATCAGGGACTTGGCGAAATCCTAATAAAAAAACCACTAAAGAGATAGCTTCTGATAATAGACCTTCTAAAAGGTTAGATGGAGAAGCCCGTGAAGCTAAGAGAAAAGCAAATTTAGAAGCCCGTAAAAAAATTATGCAAGGAATTAGGGATAGGGAAGCAAGAAATAGAGCTGAAAGTAAAAAATGAGTATCCTCTCCTTTATAAGTGGGCTATTTAAGCCCGCTGTAGACCTCATAGACGATTTAAACTTATCAGGAGAAGAAAAGGGTAAGCTAAGGAATGAATTGGCTCAGATCCAATCTCAGGCTCAGAAACAGATGCTTGAATATGAGGGGAAAGTGGTAGAGGCGCGATCTAAGTTAATGATTGCAGAAGCACAATCACCGCATGTAATTACAGCTACTTGGAGACCTATTTGCTGTATATGCCTGATTGCGATCGTTGTTTTAGCTGCTTTTGGTATAGGTAATCCAGATAAAGAGGTATATGAGTTAACTAAAATACTTCTCGGAGTTTATTCTAGTGGGCGTACACTGGAAAAGGTAGTTAAGGTATCGAAATTTGGTAAATGATTAATGAAATAATGACCAATTAGGGAATAAATCAATCCCAAATGTAGTCTTTATTGAATATGTACAAATAGCAATAATTAAAAATAACCACATTAAATCTAAAAATATATAAGTTAACCTCATTAATAATCTAGCTAAATCTTTATCTTTTTGACTCATAATTGTGCTCTAAATTGCTCAGCAACCATTTTATCTAATAGGTTATCTAACTCCGCATAAGTTAATTTAGCATTAGAAACCTTATTTTGCCTTTTCCTTCGGATCAAATTCCTTAATTCTCCTAATGCCTTACCCATAGCTATCATTTCCTTTCGATATTTCTCTTCTCTGCCGTCCATATGCCATGTAATTTCCATTATTTTTTTCCTAATTCTAAAATTTTAGCCCCACATTTAGCTATTTGCGGGTTTACCCCATTACCTTGTTTTAGAGCTTCCTGTTGCTAGTTAGACTCTACTCTTTCAGCCTCCTCCTTGCCTTCCGACTTTCCTCTTCCCTCAGTTACGTATATAATTTTTGATCTAATAATTTGCACACCCGTATCTTTTTTATCTAGTCCTCTCTCTAAAAGATAAGTTAACTCTTTATTTGAGCTGCCTTTCTCTTTTTGATCTTTATATTCCTGTTTTAATCGAGACTCTGGAATAAAACGCTGGTTAGATGGTTGTAGGTATGCATTACCATTTTCAATTAACTCTTCCTTAGAAATTTCTTGCATAGAACCTTCCGTACCTTTAAAAGGTTCTTTATATCTATAGGGTTGTAGGGTCTGCATACCATATAGCTTCATAGTGAGCTGAGAATCTATTAAAAACAACATTTCATAGACTGCATATCTATGGTTGGGTATGGTGTTGGGAAACTTCTCTGTTATTTTGCTTCTCTTTTTTTTTTCCTCTTTTTTAGAGTCTCTAGCATTAACGTCCAAAAACATTAGATTAGCACCTATATGAGATAGGTGTGATTCTCCTGAGTCTGGGTCTATCATTTCTCCCTGTCTATAGCTATTAAAATGTCTTAAAATGGCAGCTATATATCTGTGAGCTTCTACATCTTTATAATTTGTATCCCCGTACTCTTCGGCTCCTTGAGTTAGAACCTTAACTATCCCTTCTTGGAAAATAGGGTCTAATAAATCATAACGTAATTTCCCAGCATCAAATTTCTTACCTTCTCCCATAAGACCTCCTAAAAAAAGTAGGGGAGAAGGGCGTGACCCATGTTGTTTGGGTCCTCCCCCCTACGAGTAGACTGTAGATTAAGTTCTACTAGTCAATAGCTTACCCCATGATTGTAACATTGTCAAGCACGAGTGTATTTTATTAATATAAATAGCTGTTTTGCTTTCTTTCAAAGAATCACTCATAGGCTCTTCAAATAAAGATTTTTTCCTTAATACTTCTGCCTGAAAAACCCCATAAATACGAACATCTAACTCTAAGGCATCAAATGAACCTGCTATTACATATTCATTATTACACTGGCTATGTATAATAGCATCATCCCAACTATTAAATAGCATAGAGGGAGTTTTTTCTCCGGGAATATTTGGGTGTTCATACCTAAAAGTATCCCCATAACTACATCCTTTCACTAAAAATTTATCTTTTGAATTAAGACTTTTAAAATCATAATCATAATTTCTTTCCTCAGAAGACAATAGCCTAAAATCATTTTCAGTGAGTTTAAGTCCAAACATTGAAGCTACTTTTCTAGCTCCCATTTCTACTCCCTTGCCAGTTACTATATCTTGGAATGTTTTTTCAGGAGTCAAGTTTTCATCAAATTGACTATACCACTCAAATCTTTCCTCATATGTATCTTCCGCAAATCTTATAATTAAATCTTTTTCACTTTGCGTTAACTTCACTGTTATTTCTTTCAAATAATTCATTTATTGCCTCTTTACGTTGGTTATCTAAATATTTACATTTACTGCGCCAATATTTAATTTGGTTATTTAATACTGTTATGTCTTTTTCTAATTTTTTTAATTTCATAAACAATCTATTTTTATCATCTATAAGTTTATCGAGAAGTTTATCCTTACTTGATGATATTTTTGTTATATTAGACATTTTTTGCTCCTTTCGGGCACCATTCATAATGATGCGGTATTGATAAAAAATCTCCCCCACACACGCAATCTGTTTTCTTAGTCTTCTTATTATCTGTTAATCTATATGGCTTTATATCCTCCTCATTTACAATGATTCTAATCTTTTTTTTATATAATTCTACTGTATAATAATTAGTGTTGGGTATTTGTAAAGGGTTTACTTCGGTAATATTAGCTTTGTCGTCTTGATGTATCCCTGATTTTGTTATAACTACTATATCCCCTACCCTATATCTCATTTACAATACCTTTCTGAGATTGTAGTCTCTACTCCAACTTTGACATCTGGAACAACTACTTTCATTGAATCTATCATAATCTTTTCTTGTAATTCTGTCAACTTTTTTGCTTCTTTTTCTGGCACTTCCGTAATGATTTCATCATGTACAAAGCCAACTATTTTAAACCCGGCATTCATTAAATTATATAAAGCTAATTTTGCCCCATCTGCAGCAAGTCCTTGAAAAGGTGTATTCTTTTCTGCACAAAAAGTAGTATTATTGCGCAATCTGCCAGTTCGCGTCCATACATAACCTTTTTCCCCATTTAAATAATCTTTCATTTCTGGAAAAGCATCAAACCATGTTTTTTTCATATTTGATGCATCATCTCTACTAATATTTAATCCGTAACCTTTTGAAAATTCAATAAAAGTATTAAGTCCTAACCCTCCGGGAAACCCGAAATTAGCTGCCTTTGCTGCCTGCCTCTGCCATTTTAATACAAATGCCTCTTCTACACCAAATAGTACAGAAGCATAATACTTGTGGAGGTCAATTCCCTCATTAATTTTATCCCTCATTACAGATTCCCCAAACTCATCATACAAAACCTGTGCCAATGTAGATAATTCAATAGCAGAATAATCAGTAATAAGAAAGGTCTTGCCCGATTCTGCCCGAAACATGGAGCGAATTTCTCCTGCTCTAGGTAACTGTTGAAAATTAGGTTTAGAACATCCTGTTCTCCCTGTATTTTTCAATAAATCATATCTGGGATGGACTCTCGGACCCTTTAAATCTCTAATAAATTGAGTAGTTTTCTCCAAAGATTTGTATTCCAGATACATATTAATAAATGGGGCATCCTTATAAGGCTTTAAATCCTCTTCTCGCATACTGTAATCACCGGTAGGGGTCTTAGGTATGTTTTTCAATCCTAAGTGCCTTATAATCCCATTATACCTCTTCTGATTACCCTTTTCCCCCCTAACCCATCCATAGGTAGCGAGCTTCCTTACAAAACTATCTAATTGCTTATTAATTTTATCTAATAATGCAGTAGCTTTTTCCTCATCAAACCCGATCCCATTTTTGTAAATTCGGTTTAAAGCTAAATTGCCTGCTACCTGAATTTGATGAGATAGAAAATTTTGAGTTTTAGTAGAGGCTATTAAAGAACTTAACCTATTGTATGCAAAAAAGGTTGCTAACACATCTTTTGCCCCATATTCTAAAAATATGAGAGGTATTTCTTCTATATTTTTGTCTTTGAATTGCGTGAAATTTGTTCTGATTTCCTCATCTTTTGATAACTCCACACCGAAGAGGTTTTTCGTAATCTCAGCAAGGCTATACCTCCTAGGAACAAAACCGTTAGTAGCCAAATTATATAGACGGTACATAATAATAATGTCATAAATTTTATCCTGTTCTAATTGTTTATTGCATTTCCACATTGTAGCTTTTTCTATAACATCTATATCAAAAGGAGCATTAGCAAATACGAAATTGCGGTCTTCATGTTTTATAAAAAAATCTTCTAAATGGGTAGTTCTTACATAAAGAAGAGAAACGCCATCAAATACCTGCATAGTGATAAGATCTGGCGTTTCTGTGAAAGGTAGATAAGTAGTTTCAGTATCAATGGCAAGAGTATTTCCTAACTCTTCTCCCTGCCAGATGTTAATGTCATACTCTTTGCCATCATACTTCATTTATCTACGAATCCATTTTACTACTTTGTTTCTATCGGCATATCCATTTGTACCCTCTTCAATACCGAGATTAACAATTAGCTCTTTTCCTATAAAGGATTCAAGCTGTGTGGCATCATTCCCAATTCCTGCAAATCCGTTAATCACTCCTAGAGCTTTTAAACATTTGCCTAATTGCTCTTTTCCGATTGACGCTGCCTTAGGAACAGGATGATTAATAAGAAAATTAGTAAATACTAATCGTCCTTTGTAATCACCCTCCATAACTTTGAACGACGCTTTGACAAAACTACCATCTCCTTTTTTGGTAGCTTGCTCCGATACTCTGTCAAAAGTGACCAAATAATCACCATTTGGTAGAGGAGAATATGATTTTTTCTCCCCGGTACTCGTTTGTGTTGCTTGACTTGTAATAGCCATCTGCATCTCCTTTGTTTATTGTTTTGCAGGGGTTATATAACCCTTTATAGGGTTAATTTTTATTATTAAAATGGGTATCCATTTCCTTAATATATTTACTTACACTTTTAGCATGGTACATCCTAATTCCATCTTCTACTAATTCTATAATCCCCATAGCTAAAGTGGCATCTAAATCTTCTAATTCTGTAAAAGATGTTGTATCTAAAATACTCTCCAAAACGTCCATTACTACTCTTTCATCAATTGGTTCAATCATTTTTTCGCCACTTTTTTAGGTTTTTTTTCAGTCTTTACTCTACCTAAAAGTGTAATTAATTCTGTTAATAATATCTCTACTCTAATTTGAGAATCATAAACTTCTTGAATCATCTTCTCTCTTTCTAATTGTACTTCTCTTCTAGTTGGCATTTTTCTCTCCTTATAAAATTATTTTTTTAATACCTAAAAATTGTAATTGCTCATCAGTTGCTTCTGCCCACTCATTTAAAGTAGATTCTGGTAATTCTCCAGAAGCAATTAATTCTTCAATCTCTTCTAATCTTTTATTTAACTTAAATTTTAACTCAACTAAATTTTCATTATTTACATACCATTGATTTTTTATTATCCCATCAATGCTTTTTAATGCTCTTTTTATCTCATTTACTAAACCCATAGCTTCCCCCCTAGTTTGAATCTGTTTCATTGAAGACTGCCCATGAGGGGATATCTACTTCCTGTATACCCTCTTTAAAGTATTTCCCGGTTTCCCTTGCTTCTTTCAACAATTGTATACTCTTTTTGTATTTTCGTCTACCATTTTCTAATAATTTTTTTGATGCCTTTAACACCTCGATTTCATTGGTCATTTTATTAATAAAGAGGAAAAAGAAGTCAAACTCAATGCCAAAATACTTGGAAAATGCATCTACATATAGAGCTGCGCTTAAATCATAGTCAAATCTAGCTATGGTTTTACCAATTGTGAATATGTCTGTAGCATCTCCAGTAGTCTTAACATCAATTATTTGCCCATGTCTAATATAGTCGGCTCTAACCTTTATTTTCATGCCATCTATCTCTGTACATAAAGTTTGTTCAGATTTCCCTTTTTTTATAATGTCTACAGCAATTTGGTTTTCAGAATAAGCTTCTAAAATTGCTTGAGCCTGTAAAAATTGGGACCGGGTAATAATTATTTTACCTTCATTTTCTGCCTTAAAATCTTTATAGGCATTTCCCCTCCTAGTTGCGCCTTCATAAATAGCATACTCATCAGCAACTTTTTCAGGTTCTAAAATAAGAGAGTGAATATAAGATCCAAAATCATAAGCACTTTTATATCTCTCTTCTCTAGGTAATTTTAAAACATATCTGTTATGAAATTCCTTAGAATCTTTTAACATAAGTTTTAACCCGGAAGATGAAATAAATTCCTCATCTTTGTGGTAATCTTCATTTGTAATGTTTTGATTAATTCCTAATTCTAGCATGATATACTCCTATATATTTGTGCTCTACTTCTTTTTCCAGTTTCTGTTTCAAAAGCTAAGTAAATAAAATTATTATCTAATAAATCTTTAAGGATTTCGTTTCTTTCCCGCGCTCTCAAAAACCGGGTAATTCCTGAGAGAGCACGTTTTGTTATCCCTTTTTTCCCTTTTGAGTTTATTATGTTTAACACTTTTGCCGTATCCTCTTCTGTCTTATTTCTAAAGATATTATTTTCAGCTAAATCTTTCATGGTATGATAGAAATATAATATTAATTTATACGCAAAGTCAACATCTTTTTTATTTATTACAGGGTCTTTATATCCCATATTAGATATGGCATGTATTAAAGATAATTTTAATAGTTGTTGATATAGTCTACTTATTATGGGTAACATTTTATCTAAAACATCTGTTTCTTGCCTAAGGGTATCAAATTCTTTAAATTTTTCATCTAACACCTTATTAGCATCTTCTGTTTTACCTACTTCAAATATTTCCTGCTCAAAATCTCCTATAAATTTACCAGATTTAGGAGCCTGTACTCCTGCAACATAATCTAGTTGGGCTATAGTTTTAGGATCTAAGTGTACCGGTTTTTCTATTCTCCTAGCCGGGCTACCATATTCTCCTTTAAATACTAAAAACCTCCCCATTAAACCTTTTTCAATAGCTTCTGTAGAAACTCCTTGACAAAAACCTACTGGTGTGGTAGAGCATAACAGATTTACATTAGGTCTTACGCATCTTCCTTTATGCCCTTCTGCAGTCATGCGCCCTAAAATATAGAATTAG